TGCTGCGTCAAATGAGTCAGGGGTGGCTTGTGAGGACCCATCTCTGGCTCAGCAGCATTTCAAAGACGAATGTGATATTAATAATATCCTTCGTCAATTCAATATTACTGGCTTACTGCCACAAACCCCTTTATCGCCTCGCTATGGCGATTTCACGGGTATATCTGACTACCAGTCAGCCCTTAACGCTGTTATCGCCGCTGAGGATGGTTTTATGACCCTCCCAGCCGAAACTAGAGCGTTCTTCGGAAATGATCCAGAGCAATTGATCAATTTCCTAGACAATCCAGACAACAAAGACCAGGCTATTAAGCTTGGTCTAATCGATGTAAAAGCCATCGAAAGTGAACAAAAAATTGAGGCAGAAATTGCCGAAAAGGGTGAGTGAAACGAACCCAGCACAGTTACTCTACTTGATGTAACTGTGCTAGGTGACACCAAACCACAAAAATCTCTATAACCAAGGACAAAAAAATGCGTACATTACATCGTAGATCTGTATCTAAACGGAAAAGTGCTAAATCTTTCCGTCATCACGCAAAACGCACTAAGGCTGCAAACATGCAAAAAGCCCCACAGCGTGGAGGCTGGAGACTCTAATAAAGTCTCTGGACACCTCACATGTCCTGTTATCACCCTATAAGTGCATGGCAATGCACTGATGGCTCAATCGTTTTCGACGAAAGGAGAAAACACGATATAAGTCGTTCATTAAATCTTCCATGCGGGCAATGCATTGGCTGCCGCTTGGAAAGATCACGTCAATGGGCCATGCGTTGTATGCATGAGGCCCAATTACATCAACACAACTGCTTCATAACTCTCACATATGACGACGCACATCTCCCAAGCGATCAATCGCTTCATTACAAAGACTTTCAACTCTTCCTTAAACGACTCAGAAAAAAATACACTGGCGTACAAATACGCTACTACATGGCTGGAGAGTATGGCGAAAACTACGGCAGACCTCACTTCCACGCCTGTATCTTCGGACACGACTTTCATGATAAGAAATTATGGAAAAGGACTTCCTCTGGTAGTCTCATATATCGATCCGAAGACCTTGAAACTCTCTGGCCATTTGGTTATTCCTCCATTGGAGACGTTAACTTCGAGTCAGCTGCATACGTGGCTCGATACATTATGAAAAAACAAACTGGCAAACATAGTGAAAAACACTATCAATACACATCACTGGAAACTGGCGAAATCGTCCAGATGAAGCCTGAATTCAATAAAATGTCCTTAAAGCCTGGAATAGGCTATGAGTGGTACAAAAAATACCGTTCCGACGTGTATCCTCACGACTACGTGGTAGTTCGTGGCAAAAAAGTCAAACCTCCAAAATTCTATGACAAAAAATATAAATCAGACTATCCTTATGAATATGATGAACTTATCTACAAACGCGAAACTAGTGCTAAACTTAACTTCGCAGACAATACTCCAGAAAGACTTGCCGTTAAAAAACAAGTCGCTGAAGCAAAGCTGCAAAAACTAAAACGTACCCTCACTTAAAGGACTCCTCATGAAACTAACCCTCTGTACTGTAAAAGACCGTGCTGCAGACGCATTCGGTCGCCCAATGTTCGTACCATCTACTGGTGTCGCTATTCGTTCATTCGCTGATGAAGTAAACCGTCAAGCTGAAGATAATCAAATGTATAACCACTCTGACGACTTCGATCTTTATGAGCTAGGAACGTTCGACGACAACACAGGTTTATTCGACCTACACGAACAACCTAAACTATTAACATTAGGCAAACAGGTTAAAACTGCCTAATAAAACTAAGGGTAGAGAAATGGAAACATTTCTCACCCAATAACCCACGGAGCTTAAATCCATGCATCGCAATAAATCGGTAAATGTTCACCAATTTACAATGATTCCAAAAGCGGATATTCCCCGCTCTTCATTTGACTGTCAGTCAACACACAAAACAACCTTTGATGCTGGTAACCTCGTCCCTGTATATGTGGACGAAGTGCTCCCTGGCGATACATTCAAACTAAACATGACGGCATTCGCCCGTCTGTCTACGCCACTTTATCCAATTATGGATAATATGATCTTAGACTCATTCTTCTTCTTTGTTCCCAACCGCCTAATTTGGTCAAATTGGCAAAAATTTATGGGACAACAAGCGAATCCATCGGATTCAATTTCGTACGTAGTACCTCAACAGGTGTCACCTACTGGAGGCTATGCAATAGGCTCCCTGCAAGACTATATGGGCTTGCCTACTGTCGGTCAGGTATCTGCCGGACAAACTGTAAGTCACTGTGCTTTCTGGCCACGTGCTTACAATCTCATCTGGAATGAATGGTTCCGAGATGAAAATCTTCAAGATTCTGTAACTGTAGATACTGGCGATGGACCAGATACAGTTTCTAATTACACTTTACTTAAGCGTGGAAAACGCAAAGATTACTTTACCTCTGCCTTACCTTGGCCTCAGAAAGGTGCATCAGTAACACTGCCTCTAGGATCTAAAGCTCCTATTAGTTCTGATGCCGTAGCCGGTGCTGAATTAACTTATAAGCAGCCCGGCTCTAATACTTACTCAAAAATGGGCGTTGGAGGTACATTCTTAGTACTCAATGACCCTATCCAAACTGGTTCTTCTGCAAATACTCTCTATGCCGATCTCTCACAAGCTACTAGTGCAACAATTAATCAACTCCGTCAATCATTTCAGATTCAAAAATTACTTGAGAGAGACGCTCGAGGCGGTACTCGATATACTGAAATTATTCGTTCTCACTTTGGCGTTATCAGCCCTGATGCTCGTCTCCAAAGGCCTGAGTACATCGGAGGAGGCTCGACTACTATCAATATCAACCCGATCGCTCAAACAAGCGCAACGGGACTTACTGGCGGCTCTTCCCCTATGGGCAACCTTGCTGCTATGGGTACTGCCTTGGCTCATAACCATGGATTTACTCAATCGTTTACTGAGCATGGTGTAATTATCGGATTAGTATCCGTACGTGCAGACCTTACTTATCAACAAGGTCTTGCCAAAATGTGGAGTCGTTCAACTCGTTACGATTTCTACTTCCCAGCATTTGCAACCTTAGGCGAACAAGCCGTCCTCAATAAGGAAATTTATGTTACTGGTACTTCTACTGACGACAACGTATTTGGTTATCAAGAACGTTGGGCTGAATATCGTTACAACCCTTCTCGTATTTCAAGCTTATTCCGTAGCACTGCTGCTGGTACTATTGACGCATGGCATCTTGCCCAGAAGTTCACCACTTTACCAACTCTTAACTCTACATTTATTGTAGATAATCCACCAGTTGAACGTGTTGTAGCTGTAGGCGCTGGTGCTAATGGTCAACAATTTATCTTTGATTCTTTCTTCGATGTTAGAAAGACTCGTCCAATGCCAATGTACTCTGTTCCTGGCTTAATCGACCACTTCTAATATGGATCTTTCTAATATTGCAAGTGCCGTTGGCGGTGTTGCTTCTGCTGGCTTAAGCTTTTTAGGCCAGCAAGCTGCCAATAAAACTAATATGGACATTGCTCAAAATCAAATGAATTTTCAGCAACAAATGTCCAATACTTCCTATCAGCGAGCCGTTAAAGATATGGAAGCTGCGGGTTTAAATCCCATGCTTGCATATTCACAAGGCGGAGCTTCTACACCTCCTGGTGCTACTACAACTGTTCAAAGCAAGTTAGGTGCTGGTGTTGATGCATATCAACGCTCAACTCAAACTTCTACTGCTAATCAACTTGCTCAAGCTCAAATTCCTAATATTGAAGCTCAAACTACTGTAACAACTGCTCAGGCTGCTAAGACTATGGCTGAGACAGATAATATAAAAGCGCAAACTGCAAACGCTATTGCGCAAAATCCTGTATTACTTAAAACAATTGAGCAAATGCAAGCTCAAATTGAAAACTATAGAGCTACTTCTAAATTATCATCTGCTCAAACTGGCAATGCTATTTCAAATATTGCCCCAAGTACCGATCCTTATTGGTATCGTGA